TCCCAGACCTGCCAGCCCTCGACCGTCTGCGGCCGGTTCAGTCTTGCGGGGCAGTCGGGGCAGGGGCCCGCGCAGGCCGCGCAATACCCGTCGCCCCCGCCGAAGGACCAGTCGGCGAGGGCGCGGAGGCGTTTTTTTCCGCGTCCAGCATCAGGCCGCGGGCGACGTATTGCGCCTGGAAGGCTTCGAAGACCGGCCAGATGTCGAGGAGGGCGTCGATCCCGGCCGGGCTGACGGGGACAAGGTTGCCCGCCTCATCGCCGACACCTTCCCAATCCAGCACGGCGCGGCGCGCGACGGCCTTGGCCATCGCGAGGGCCATGTCCTCCTGGCTGAAGGTTTCTGACAGGCCATCGATGGCGGGGTCGGCGCGGGCGGAGACCATCAGCGCGGTGGTCAGGGGGGCTACCAGGACGCGGAGGCCGGGCAGCAGGTCCAGCCATTCGGGCCGGTTCGACAGGTTCAGACGGATCATGATCAGTATCCCGTGACGGTGTTGACGAGAACGGCGGTGCACATGCGGGCGGGGCTGGTGGCTTTGGCAGCCTGCCAGTCGAAGGTGGCCTGGATGCCTTGCGGCCCGGGGATCTCGATCCGCGGGACGGGCAGATAGACGGCATGGGCGGTGAAGGTGAAGCTGGCATTGGCGCCGAGGCTGTAGGCGAACTCGAGCTCGCAGGGCGTGCCGTCGATGGCTTGGGTGACGAGGGCGCTGTCCGCAAAACGCACCTCGATCCGGCCGGTCAGCGCGGCCATTCCAGGATCGGCCCCCTCGATCTTGCCGTCGTTGCGGATGGTCTCAATCCGGTCGAGGCCGTTGGCATAGGTAATCTCGGCCGAGACGACGTTGCCGAGCGCCGTGCCGTTGCGCTTCACCACGCCGTTGAAATGGCCGAAGCGCTGCAAGCCCAGCGCGGTGGGCGTCCCCGCGGCGGTGGTCGTGGCAATTGCCTCGCCTTGCGCGATCAGCCGGGCCGTGGCGGTCAGCAGGCCCGACCGGCTCATCTGCCAGGACAACTGGTCCATGACGCAGCCCGCATACATCGCAAACCGCGGCACCTCGGGCATGGCCACTTCGATGGCCATCGAGGGCAGGGTCCAGTAGCCGGACTGAAAGGTGTGGGTCTTGGGTGTGGTCCCCGTCGTGGTCGGGGCGCCGAAGGCGGCCTTCAGCCAGAAGCCGAAGGCCTCCACATCGATCGGCACCACCACTTCGCCATCGGCGGTGGCGGCATCCTTGATGGGTGCAAGGGGATCGCGGCCGTAGCCCAGCAGCTCGCTGTTCAACAACGGCTGTTCCGCGCCCAGCGTGGTGCGGGCGAAGGGCATCAGCCGGTAGCCGCTGGCGGGCGGGGTGCCGTAGACGGTTTCGAACGCAAGCGCCATCTGCGCCCGCGCGCCTTGTGCGCGTGCCATGGGAGTCTCCTATTTGGGGGAATTCAGGCCAGAGGGCCGGTCGTGGTGTAGTGCAGGACGACGGTGATCACCGCCGCCTTCAGCGCCGCCGCGCCGTCGACGGGCAGATCGACCGATGCCGGGGCCTCGGGTTCAACCCAGTCGCAGAGGCCGCCGAGCGTCCGGTCCGCTTCCAGCGCCCCGCCGATAGCGGCGATCAGGTCGTCGAAGGCACTGGCCCGGCCGGTGCCCGCCTGGACGACGACCTCCAGTTCCGCCCGGTGCTGGTAGTGGTAGCGCAGGGGTGACAGCGTCACCTCCGGCTCGCCCGGCTGACCGTCGCGCAGGATGATCAGCCCGGCCGCCGGGATCCGCTCGGGCAGCACCTCGTCGCGCAGGGTGGCGGCGGCCAGCGGCTGCAACCGCGCGTGCAGCGCGGCAAGGATGAGTTCGCGGGTAGTGGGCAAATGATGCTCTAGGTTGTAGAAAGGAGCCAATGGTGACAGCTGCTGCGCAAAGGCTGAACGACCGCTTATCGCGGATTACGGTGGTTCGTCGTCTTGCGTGCCACTGTGAAACCTCAAGAAAAGTTAGTTATGGTGCCCTATGGCAAGAGACACTCAGACCCTGATGGAACCTTTGTTCCAATTCGCAAAGAGAACTCCTTTCAACATAGCTCCTGAACGTGGGCCGGATCTCGCCTATGAGATTTTCAATAAGGCGCGATGGCAACTAACAGCCATGGCCGGTGAGGCCAACTTCCACGCATACCCCAGCGAAACAAGGGTTACAGCCACCTACGCGGGTTTGGCCAGCCTATGGTGTCTCTCTTACGCGGCATTTCATATATCTGACATTGCGTCGCGTTCCCAAAGGGATGTCGACAAAGCAGAGACGCATATCAACATTGGGGAACACTGCGCGAAGATGCAGATTAATGAGCATCTGGACTACGCTAGAAGTCTTTTTCGCAGTGATCGCGAATGGCCGATCAACATTCAGCCACCTGACATCAACGTCAGGCCTGATACATCGGAAGGGCGTGTGAACAATTTGTTCTTTGGTGCAATGTCTTGGGTGCTTTTGCATGAGATCGGGCATGTACACCTTCAGCATGAGAAATACATACCGGTTGAACAAAGACTGAGGCAGGAATTCCAGGCCGATAATTTTGCTACTCGCTGGATACTTGACGAAGCGGGTTCAGGCATCGAGCGGGAGTTCCGCGTTTTAGCGGTTTGTGTTGCCTTGTCTTGGCTTTTCCTTAACGAGGAGACGCTTGGTAAAGGAAGTGACCATCCAGCTGCAATCATTCGTTTTCAGGACGCGACATCGATTTTCGAAATGGGAGAAAGAAGTGCTGGCCTCGAGAATTCTACATATGTGCTTAAAGCCATTTTTGATCCTCTCTCGAATGTCCCGGCATTCGAAACCCCGAAACAGTCGTTTGAATGGATTGCGAACCGCTTGGCGGAGCTCTTTCAAAAATAGCGTTCCCAAGGATGACTTTCTTCTCTTCTTGCGACCATGAAATGGATCATAACCTGTCGTTGTAAGTACTGCACCAAACGGCCGCTTCGTCCGCATAGCAGAAATCAGAACTTGCCCTTCACCCACCCCGCCACGATCCGCCCCGGCACGCCGTCGATGGCCCGATCTGCATCCCTTGCCAGATCCAGTCGCTTCCGCAGTTTGACCTGCGGCACCAGGAGGAAGATCGGCACGGTGGTCAACCCGCGGCCGGTTTTTGCGCGGGAGGCCACGGCTCGGCCTTTCGAGTTCAGCCGCCCCTCCGCAACCAGCAGGCTCGGACCCCGGCGCCGGTAGATGAAGCGCAACCGCAGCCCCGTGCGGCGTTCCCATTCGCCGGGAGTGATGTGGCCGCCGCGGGTGGACTTGCCTGCGGCGGCGGTGGGGATGGCCAGCCAGAACCCGTCGCGCGACCGGATCATCGGCCCCGTGTCATGCGCGCCGACGATCACCGGGGCGTTGGACCAGACCAGCGCCGCGGCGTTCAGGCTTTCGCCGCCCTTGGGATAGGTGGCCAGCCGGATCGAGTTGCCGAGCCGGGTGCCCAGCCCCGCGCCGGTGATCTGACCGCGCCAGGCGGATTTCAGGCCCGCGCCCGCCTCGCGCATGGCGATAGTGACAGCCTTTTCACCGGCGGCGATTTCGGCCTGCATCAGGGCGGCGAGGTCGGGGCTGATTTCCAGCTTCAGCTTCATCGGGTCACGCAGGCCTCAGGTCCAGCGTCCAGATCAACCGTTCGCGATCCCGCAGCGGTTCCCCCTGGATCACATGGCTGTCGGCGCCAATGACGATCACATCGCCCGGACGCGGAGCGGGCAGGTCGGCCACGCGCACCTCGACCACCGTCGTGTCGCTGACGAACCGCCCAGCGCCGAAGTCGGTGACGCGGTCGGGTGCACGACGAATGACACGGATCGGGCGTTCCTCGGATGTGGTGGCCGAGATCCAGAGGGCAGGGGCCGCCATGGAGGCATGGGTGAAGATGCGATCCATGGCGGCAGCGAAGACGGACATGGGCGGCGTCCGTCAGTTCGACGTGTGCAGGCGGATCGCCAGCCGCGGCCGCTTGTTGACCGGCAGGATCGAGGCCTCGGTCATCACGTCGATCCAGCGGCCCTTTTCGTCGAGATGCTGGCGGGCGTAGAGCGGCAGGCCGATGGTGTTGGCGGTTTCCAGGAGGTTCGCCGGGCCGCCATAGGTGGTGAAGGTGTCCATCGTGCCGAGCGGGAAGGCGATGCCCTCGTTCGCCGGGACCAGCCGTTCGGTGGCCTTGGTCGAGAGGGTGACGGTGCCGGAGTATTCCTCGAACAGGATCCCGCCGAAGGGGAAGTTGCGGCGGACATCCTCGCGCAGGGGCTGGGCACCGGTCGAGGCGTAGAACTTGTAGGCTTCCTCGGTCTTTGGATGCGCGATCAGCTTGTCGAAGAACTCGCGGCTGACGAGGGCATGGACCGAGGTCATGGCCTCCCCGAGGAGGTTGTCCTCGATGGCGCGCAGCACCTCCCGGACCTTGCCCTGCACGTTCGTGCCTGCGGTGCCCAGCACGAAGTCCACCGAGATTTGCGCCAGGCCGAATTCCGTGAAGTAGTTGTAGAGGGTGGTCCCGGCCCCGTCCTTCACGATACCGCGCAGCGCGTTCATCTCCATGTATTCCCGCGTCTGGGCATGCTTGCGGCGCATGAGCAGCAGTTTGCGGTTCATCACCTCGACCAGCGGATCGGCCGCATCGAAGGCGCCCAGCGCGGGCTGGCCTTGGATGTCGGCAGGCAGGACCACATCGTCATGCGGGATCCACGGCAAGGCGAAGCTGCGCATGGACCGGCCTTCCCGGGTGCCGACGGTGGCGGGGCCGCCGAGCGGGACGGAGGGCAGGAGGCTCAGAACGCCTTCGTACTGCTCGATGATGACCGAGCGCTGGCTGACGCCTTCGAAGCGGAAGAGACCGATCTGCGCGAGGCGGGTGTAAAGGTTGGGCAGGATGTTGATGGCCTGCGTCATCTCGGCCAGCGAATAGCCGCCAGCGTCGAAGGGATTGCGGACGAGGGTCATGGGGTGCTCCGGGGGATGAGGGGAGGTGCGCGGCTGGTTGGTAGGCGTCAGACGCCGTCGCGGGCGATGATGCCTGCGGCGGCCAGCTGGCCGATCTTGGTGGTGATCTTGGCCGCGTCATCGACGGTGGCGTCGTAGGCGAGGCCTGCGCGCGAGACGATGGTCGGGCCGCGGGCCACGACGATGCCCACGGCGTCCGCCAGCGTGGCATCGACGGCATAGAGCAGAACGGCCGTGGCGGTCTGCGCGCCATCGGTGCCGCCGCTGGTGGCCAGCTTGTATTTGCCGCTGGCGGTGATGCGGCCGAGGACGGCGCCGACCGGAAAGGGCGTGCCCGCGAGCAGTGTCACCACCTCACGGGTGTAGTTCGGGTTGACCTCGTATTTGAGGACATCGCCCATGCTGGGCGGTTCCGTCAGGACGGGCATGGTTCAGTCTCCAGGATGTTGGGGGATGGGGTGCGCCCAGTGCGGGCGAAATTGTCAGCGCGAAGCGGCAGCCGATTTCTTTGCAGCCGCGACGATGGGGCTTTCCTTGGCTCCGGGTGCGGGGGCCGTTGCGATGATGCCAGCGGCATCGCTGCGCGCAGCGAGATCGGCGAGGATCTTGGCGCGCAGCGCTTCGGGCTTCACGCCCTTGGCGACAGCATCGGCTGCGTCCATCTGGATGCCGAGCCGGGCGGCCTGCGCGCAGACCTGCGCGACCTCGGCCGCTTCGGCGCGGATCGCTTCGGGCGACAGGGTCTCTGCCTGCCGCGGTGCGACTGCCGCGGGCGGGGCCGGTTCCGGCGCGGCGTTTGCAGTAGGCGCGGCCGGAGGTTGCGCATGGTCTTCGGGGGCGGTGGTCATCATCGGGCCCTTTCCTCTTGGGGTGGTTGTGCCGCGAGGTGCGGCGGCGAAAGCGCGGAAGGCGATGACCGGATCGGCCACCTCATCGGCGAGACCGGCGAAGACGGCCGCTTCGCCGCGGAAGACGGCGGCCTCGGTGCCAAGCGCTTGGCTTGTGTCGAGTCGGCGGCCGCGCCCTTCGGCGACAGTCTCGGCGAAGAGCTGGCGGAGGTCTTCCAACTCGCCCGAGATGCGGGTGCGGACCGCCTCGGGCAGGGGCTGATAGGGGTTCGCATCGATCTTGCGGGCCCCGGCATGGATCAGTGTGACGGCGATGCCCTTCTGGTCGAGCGCCCCGCTCATGTCGCTATGCATGGCCACGACGCCGATGCTGCCGACCGCGCCGGTACGGGGCAGGATGATCCGGTTGGCCTGGGAGGCCAGTGCATAGGCGGCCGATAGCGCGTGATCGGCGACGAAGGCATGGATTGGCTTCTGCGTCCGGGCGGCCCGGATGCGGTCGGCCAGATCGAAGGCCCCCGCGACTTCACCGCCAAAGCTGTCGATGTCGAGGGCAATGCCACGGATCGCTGGGTCGGTAAGGGCCACCTGCAGCTGGGCGGCGATCCCCTCGTAAGATGTCAGCCCGGAGGATTGCCCGATCCACGCGCCGCGATGTACCAGCGTCCCAGCGATTTCGATGACAGCTATTCCGTCGATAACGGTGAAGGGCTGACTGCCGTTCCGCGCCTGGCGGTTGGTGACATCATCGCCAAAAAGCGAGGCTCGGGCGGGCAGGGTGGCTGCATCCTGCGCTTCGGCGGCGATTTCGACCCCCTCGACGCTGATTTCTCTGCCCGTGATGCGCGGGCCAAGCCCGGTCAGGAAGGCCATCGCCTTCGCCGGATCGACCATCAGTGGCGTGTTGAAGACGCGCTGGGCGATCTGGGTGTGATGCATCATCCTTCCTCCGCAGGCCGGGGTTCCCGGTCCTCGCCATCATCTTCCTGATTGCCGTCATCCTGCTGATCCTGCCCTTGGCCCTCGGTATCACCCGCCCCCGCGCCACCACCGGCCGCCTGCGCGGGCGACCCCGGCCGTCGGAAGTCGAGGCCCAGCTCGGCCTCGCGTTTCCGTTCGGCTGCGATTTCGCGGTCGACCTGTTCGGCGTCGTAGCCGCGCTCGGCAATGGCCTGTGTGCGGGATTTCAGGCCCGCCTCGATCTGCAGGATCTCGGCCGCGGCATCCTTGGCCGGGTCGATCCAGTCCCACTTGGTCGGAAGCCAGTCGCAGGCGAGGTATTGCCGCCGCTCCGTCGCATAGCCCGGCAGGTCAACGGCGCCTGCCAGCACCGCCATGTCCATCCAGCGCGTCCAGACGGCACGGCAGAGCTGGTAGACCATGACCGAATGCTGGAAGGCCGAGATGCGGCGGCGGAAGTCCACCAGCGCGATCCGGGTGTTCGAGAAGTTGCCCTTGGCGGTGTCGCCGGTCAGATAGCCGTAAGGTACGCCCAGCGCCGCGCCGATCTGCAATAGTGTGCGGTACTGGAACGGTTCATAGGTGCTGCCGGAATCCGGGGTGGATGGCGTGGTGACGTCTTCACCAGGATCGAGGCGCACCACCTGGCCCGGTTCCACCTCGAGATCGTCCTCGGCGGGATCAAGCGCGGTCTCCGGGGCAGGGGATGTGATGAACATCGCGAACATCGCCGCCGTCTTCTTCCGCTCGAGTTCGGCGTCGTCGTAGAGGTCGAGAGTGAAGAGCTTCACCACGGCCGCGGCGAAGCGCGACACGCCACGCAACTGGCCTGCCTCGACCGGGTCGAGGATGTGGATCACCTCCGAGGCCGGAACCCGCACCGTCTCGCCCACCAGCCCCGGATCGGTCAGGTCGCCCGGATGGCGTCGCAGAAAGTGGTAGGCCACGCGGCGGCCGATCCCGTCGAACTCGATGCCCTGCCGGATCGACCCGGCACCGGGCAGGACGCGGGTCATGTCCTGGGGCAGCATTTCCGAAGGCAGCATCTGCAGCTGCATCGGTACGGTCAGACCATCCTCCGGCCGCCGCGTGCGGATTCGCAGGAAGACCTCGCCTGCCAGGAACACCTCGCGCGCGGCCCGGCGCTGGAGCCCGAAGAAGTCGGTCAGCCCCTCGGCATCGGCCTCGTCGGTCCAGGCCAGCCACAGCTTCTGCAGCTCCTCCTTCTTTGCGGCATCGGCGATCTTCGACGAAGGCTTGATCCCGTCGCCGACGACGTGATTGGCAAAGGCATCGACCGCATTCGCGGCATAGCCGTTGTTCCGGACCAGCCAGCGCGCGCGTGCGGTGATGGTCTCGCCCGAGGCTGCGATCAGCGTGTTCACATGGGCGCGGGTGGCCCGGAACCCGCGCATGCGCCGGTGGGATTGCGCCGCGTCGAACCCGCCGATGATGCTGCCAAGGCGCTGACGGAAGGCATCCAGCACCATGGTCACAGACCCTTCGTCGCGACCGTGCCCCAGCGGCGGCGGCGCGGGGTGGCCGAGGCGGTGGCAATGCGCCCCTCCAGATCGCGAATGGCCGCGGCCAGTTCGGCATCCGAGCCATAGGTCACGGTCTTGCCGTCGTAGCTGACGCTGCGCAGCCCGGCGAAGCGGGCTTCTTGCAGCGAGGTCAGCAGGGCCTGCATGCGTTCCAGGTCCATCAGTCCCTCATGAAGTTCGGGGTGTAGGCCCGCCGTTTCCGGCGTGGCGTGGTCAGGGTTCCGGCCTTGGGCTGGGCCGGATCGGGCGGTGTAGGATCAGGTGCGGTGGCAGCTGGCATCCTGGTTTCGACACCAGCTTGTGCCTCCAGCCGCCGCCAAGTGGCCTCGTCCCACCGGTCGGCGCCGAGGATCCACGCCGCGGCGCGGGCATAGACCCGGCAGTCCAGCGCCTCGTTCCGCTCGCGCATCTTCTGCCATTCCTGATGGGCATAGCCGCGCTTGTTGCGGATGGTGACCAGCTGCTCGGCCACCAGCTGTTTCAGCCATTCGGTGTCGGCCCAGCCGGGCAGGTGGATCGTGCCGGGCGCTTCCAGCACGCCCAGCGCCCGGTCTTCATCCGAGGGCCGTTCAATCCGCAGGAACCGGTAGGTCTCCGCTTTGAAGGTCGCTGTCGCCACCGACCAAAGCCGCGCGCCCCGGCGCAGGCGCTTCCCGCCGATGGTGGCGTCGACGAAGGTCGGGCCGGAGACCGGTGCCGCCCGGTTGAACCCTTCGAGGCCTTTCAGAGGGGCGACCTGTTCGAAGCCGACCATGCGGGACCAAGCATATACGGCCGCGGCCTCGTACCCGGTGTCGACGCCCAGCCGCGCCACGGTCATGAAGGCGCCGTTGGCGTGCTGCCAGCTCTTCCCCAACAGCGCTGTCAGCTTGTTCCAGGCCGCCGGATCGTCAGGCCCACCCGGAATGACGATGTGATCGACGAGCCAGGACTCGAGGCCGCGACCCCACGCCCAGATATCGACCTCGATCCGGTCCCTCTGGACGTCGGCGCCTGCGGTCAGGAACAGTCCGGCCATCGGCACGGTGCCCGGCTTCCAGACCTCGCGACGATCCGCCAGCCGCTGCCATTCCGGCGCGTCGCCCGACTCGACCCAAGTCTCGCCAAGCAGCGTGTTGCGCGCGGCGCGCAGCGTCTCGTCCGAGCCTTGGGCCGCCAGCCATTCCCGCGCGACGTCGGACCAGCTTTTCCACCCGAGCGGCGAGTAGAGCGCCGAGAGGTGGAAACCGATGGCCTTCGGATCCTTGGAAACCGATGTTGCTCGCCATTCGCCGCGGGCGAGCATCTCCGTCTTGTGGTGCTCGGCGATGGGGCGCTCGCAGCCCTCGCAGTGATAGGCGGCGGTCTCGGGCTTTCCCTTCGCCCAGCGCAGCCGGTCGAACTGCAGCCATTGCTTCGCCCCGCAATGCGGGCATGGGACAAAGTAGCGCCGCTGGTCGGACGCCTCGAACTCCCGCTCGATCCGCGACAGCCCCCGGATCGTGGGCGTCGAGACCATGAACACCTTGCGCCGGTGCGAGAAGGTAGTGGTGCGGGCTTCCGCCAGCGTGACCGGATCGCCTTCCTCGTCAGCCGAGGCCGGATACGCGTCGACCTCGTCGAGGAAGACGTAGCGCGCGGGCATCGACCGCAGGCCGGTGGCGCTGTTCGCCCCGGTCAGGACCAGGATGCCGCCGGGGAATTCCTTCGACAGCATCGAATTCCCGGCATCGCGCGAGCGGGCCGGGTTCACCCGCTCGCGGAGCGCCGGGCTGTCCGCAATCAGGGGATCAAGGCGGCCCCGCGAGGTGCGCTTCGCCAGTTCCAGGCTCGGCAGCACCGCCAGCATCGGTCCCGGGGCGTGATGGATGACGAAGCCGATCCAGTTGTTCCCGGCCTCTGTCGCGCCGACCTGCGCGGCCTTCATGAAAGTGATGCGCTGGGCCGGATGGCCGGGCGACAGCGCATCCATGATCTCGCGCAGGTAGGGCGCGCGGGCGGTGCGATACCGCCCCGGTTCGGCTGCGCCCCGCGAAGATAGCCAGCGATGCTGATCCGCCCATTCCGACACTGTCAGGTTCGGATCTGGGCGCAGCCCCTGCCGCCAGACCCGGAGCAGGTCCTCGGCGCCGTCGAAGCCGAGGTCGAGACCCGCGGTCAGATCGTTGTCATCGTCCTCATCATGCAAGCGAGATCCGGAGGTCGGCGAGGGCGTCGAGCTGTTCGCGGACATGGGCTTCCAGCACCCTCTGCATGATCGCGGTCTCGATCGTTACCGATGCCCCGGATTGCCGTTCCACCTCCGCCATGATCTGCGCCGCCATCAGCGCGGCCACCCGTCCGGGCCAGGTGACCCAGACATCCCGTTCCTGCCGCGCCAGGCGAAACACCAGCGTTTCTGCCCGCGCACGGTCGACCAGCGCTCCCTTCTTCTTCTGGACCGCGATCTGCTTGTCCTGCGCGGCATAGACCGTCAGCAGCGTGCGCGCCTTGATGTAGGACGAGGTCTCGCCCGCACCGCTGGCGAGGGTTTCGCCACCGAGCGACCGGCGCTGCTGGTCGGGGTCCGTCATCTCTGCCCGCCGCACATCCGAGGCCGCGGCGTTGATCGAGCCGTCGTCATGGACCACCAGTCGCCCGTTCTTGCGCGCCTTCTGCACCCCGCCTCGGGAGAGGCCGGAATGGGCCGCATACTCGCGTTCGCTCATGCCCTTCATGGCGCTGGTGGGCCTATCAAAATATTGAAAATGAACAGAAAAATACAATCAAGCCGGTTGATTGTCCTCCCCTCCAGAGCGATTCTGACCCCATCAACAGGCCGCATCGCGCCGACCCCAGGAGGGCTTCACCATGTCCACGACCACCATCCGCATCGACTATTCTGCCTTTCCCGAGGGCTTCGATCTGAGCCGCCCGGACGCCATCGCCGAGGTCATCGAGCAGGCGCTGCGGGAGAGCGGGATCCCGGCCGAGGCCTCCGACGTCCTCTCGCACCTGAAGATCGAACTGCCGACCGAGCAGCTGGGTGCGGCCAGCCGCACGCTGGCCGAGATGCGGCTGATCTGACGGGAGCGATCAGAAAGCACTGATATTGCTCCGATTTGCCTACGATCATTGCCCCGACAGAGCCATGGTGTTGGCGCCAGAACGATGCAACTCACCGAAGGACACCCTGCCATGACCACCCGCCGCGCCACCGACAATTCCAAGGCCCTCGACGCTTTCATGGTCGCCAAGGCCGAGATCGACACCATGCTGGAGCGCCTAAAGGCCCTGAGCGACGACCACTTCGAGACCCACCCCGACGAGATCCATTGGGGGCATGTCGGCACGCTGAAACACTACGCGGGCATGCTGCGCCAGATCACCGACAGCGCCTTCAAGGAAGGCGAACACGCCGCCTGACGCGCCCACGCGGCGCGACGGCCGCCCCGCCCGAGGACGGGGCTTGCCTCCGTAGAAGGCGCGCACAGCGCGCGCCCACAGCCACGGAGGCCCTGATGACCACCCCGTCCGACACCCAGTCCCTGATCCTGTCCCGCGCCGCGACCCGGCCGGGGAACCTCGCCCTGCCGCTGCCCGAGGGGCTGGTCGGCGCCGCGGCCAAGATGGTCGTCGGCAAGATGATTGCCCGCGGCTGGCTTGAAGAGGTCGAGGCCAACCTGCGGCGCGGCGAGCCGATGTGGCGCGAAACCGGCGACGGCCATGGCACCACGCTGATCGCCACCGAGGCCGGGTTGGAGGCCGTCGGGATCGAACCGGTGGTGGCCAGTACCGTTGCAGGCTTGCGGAAGTCGAAGCCGGAACCGGTGCAGGCGCCCGACGAAACTGACACCACGAAAGCGGTCGCCATCCGCGCTGGCACCAAGCAGGCGCAGATCATTGCCATGCTCCAGCGTCCCGAGGGTGCGACGGTAGCCGAGATGGTCGAGGCCTCCGGATGGCTGGCCCATACCGTCCGCGGCTGCATCTCGGGGGCGCTGAAGAAGAAGCTGGGTCTGCCCATCACCGCCGAGAAGGTCGAGGGTAGGGGGACGGTCTACAAGCTGCCTTGATCAGGTTTGCAGGATCAGACCCTTCGGGTGCTCAAACCCAAGCCGACAGCGCTCCTGATGTCTTTCAGGTGCGCTGCCAGCCATTTCCCATTTGCCATCCTCTCTCGGACGCGTGCGCGATGGGCGTCCGGGGAGGGTGGCTCCTTTCTGTGATGCCGCCTTGTGTTGCAGTACCAGCAGGCAGCGACGATATTTGTGGGCGCGTCGGCACCGCCGTCGGAGCGGGGGCGCAGGTGCTCTGCGGTACAGCGAAGATACTTCCGCAAGGCTGGTGCCTGGCAGAATTCGGGCACGGCAGGATCCATCTCCGGATCCCACATCGGCAGGTCGCAGTAGTAGCACCGGCCGCCCTGCGCCAGCATTTTGGTTCGGCGAATATTCGACAGCTTTCCCATCCAAGGGGTCTCCATTCAACTTCGTGAGAAGCGAATGCGCGGCGCCTTGGAGGGGCGCTCCCCGGCGGGAAGCTTATGCTTGCGCGAGACCCGATGGTTCGTGGTTCCGCAGTCCGTACAACGATGCCGTCAGGGTTTTCACTGCCGACCTGACGGGGCTTATGCCCTCGTCAAAGCTCACTTCTGAGCCTTCGTTTGACCGAACGGTAGAGAACTGAGGATTTCCCGTCAACGGAATCTCTCGAACAGCCTGCGCAGCACATATCCCCGCACCAGCGATACGCCGGTGAACGCGAGGCCGATGGCCAGCTGATCGCCCAGCGCGATGTGGATGCCGAAGACCGGAAACACCACGATCTGGATGCCGACTGCGAGGGCGTAGCCGACGATCACATTGGTCGCGGCCTCGACCAGTGACATGCGGTGTGACTGGGTCATGCCGGTTTCCGTTTGCGGCGCTGCTGGGTCTGAGTTTCATCATGGCCGTTGGTCCGACTTGCCTTCCTCCCAGTCGCCAACTCCCAACGCCGCACCGCCACGTCGCAGTAGACCGGGTCCAGCTCCACAGCGGAGCAGCGCCGCCCGGTGCGTTCTGCGGCGATCAGCTGCGTCCCCGAACCGCAGAAGGGTTCGAACACCAGGTCGCCGGGATCGGTGAAGGCCTCCAGCACCGCCTCGACCAGCGCCACCGGGAACACGGCCGGGTGCGATCCGGCCGCGCCCAAGCCCCCTTTGTGGCGCATGATGCGGAACACAGAGTCGGGGATGCGGTGGCTCTGGATCGCGTTGCCGTAGCCCGTCTTGCGGTGGACGGTGCCGTCGGCCCCGCGCAGGCCGCCGCCGCCGAGGGTTTCGCCCGCGTGCTTGCTTTCGACCGTCTTGTTCGGCTTCCGGGGCTGGCGGTTGAAGTGGAAGATGAACTCGTGTGACGGCGCGAGGCGGCCGTTCCAGTCGCCGGGCAGGCCGGGCCCCTGGTCCCAGACATACCAGCCGAAGCGCCGCCAGCCCTGCGCGCGCATCCAGTCAACCCAGCCTTCCCAATAGGGGATCCACTCGCCATCGCGGTGGACGAGGCCGAGGTTCACCAGCAGCTGGGCATCGGCGGTGACGGATGCCGAGCCGAAGACGCCCTGCATCAGCGCATCCCAATCGCCGACCTTTTCCTTCGCCGCGCCATAGTCGCGCTGCTGGGCGTAGGGCGGGGAGGTGAACATCAGCGCTGCCTGCGCCCCATCCATCAGCCGCGCCACCACGGCCGGGTCGGTCGCATCGCCGCAGATCAGCCGGTGATGCCCGAGCCGCCAGATGTCGCCGGGCCGGGTGATCGGATCGGCCGGGGGCTCGGGGATTGCGTCGGCTGCGTCATCGTCGATGGGCGCGCGATCGTCGACATCGTTCAACAGCGCGTCCAGCTCTTCCTCGGGGATCCCGATCAGCCCGAGGTCGAAATCCTCGGCCATCAGCGCGCGCAACTCCTCGAGCAGCAGCGCCTCGTCCCACCCGCCCAGTTCGGTCAGCTTGTTGTCGGCGATCCGGTAGGCGCGGCGCTGCGCCTCAGTCATGTGGCCCAGGACGATGACCGGCGCCTCGGCCAGCCCCAGTTGCGCGGCGGCCAGGACGCGACCATGGCCCGCGATCAATTCGCCGTCGGCGGCGACGAGGCACGGGACGGTCCAGCCGAACTCGGCCATGCTGGCGGCGATCTTTGCGACCTGATCGGCATCGTGGGTCTTGGCATTTCGGGTGTAGGGCCGGAGGCGGGTGAGGGGCCAATGCTCGATCCGGCCAGGCAGGAGGGGCGCGTTCATGCGGCGAGCCGCTTGGCCTTCAGGGCGGTGAAGGTCTCGCCGGTTACCGTCAGTACCGCCTCCTGACCCGTAAACGACTGCCACCGTTCGATAGCCACATCGACATAGGCCGGGTTCAACTCGACCCCGAAACAGACCCGGCCCGTGGTCTCGGCCGCGATCAGCGTGGTGCCGGAACCCATGAAGGGCTCGTAGACTGCCTGGCCGGGGCTGGAATTGTTCAGGATCGGGCGGCGCATGCACTCGACCGGCTTCTGGGTGCCGTGCACGGTGTCGGTATCCTGATCCCGGTTGGCGATCTGCCACAGCGTGGTCTGCTTGCGGTCTCCGGCCCAGTGACCCTTGCCCTTGGCGCGGACGGCATACCAGCAGGGTTCGTGCTGCCAGTGGTAATCGCCGCGGCTGAGGACCAGCCGGTCCTTTGCCCATATGATCTGCGACCGGATGGCGAAACCCGCGGCGGTCAGGCTGTCCGCCACGGTCGCGGCATGCAGCGCGCCGTGCCAGACATAGGCGACGTCGCCGGGAAACAGCGCCCATGCCTCGCGCCAGTCGGCCCGGTCGTCGTTCAGAACCTTGCCGGTGCGCTTGGTCTTCGCGGCCCCGGCTGCATTACGCCAGGAGGGGTCATATTCCACCCCATAGGGTGGGTCGGTCACCATCAGCAGCGGGCGCACATCACCCAAGAGCCGTTCGACCACATCGGCCGAGGTGCTATCGCCGCAGATCAGCCGGTGCGCCCCGAGCTGCCAAAGGTCGCCCGGCACCGACACCGGCGTGACCGGCAATTCGGGAACGTCATCCTCGCCCTCGACCGGGCCATCCCCGCCCAGCGCCTCGGGATCCTGCAGCAGGGCGTCTAGGTCATCGTCGCTGATGCCCAAGAGCGTCAGGTCGAAATCCTCGGCCAGCAGCCCTGCGATCTCGTCACGCAAGATCGCCTCATCCCATTCGCCCAGTTCGGTCAGCTTGTTGTCGGCGATCCGGTAGGCCCGGCGTTCCGCCTCGTCGAGATGGCTGAGCCGGATCACCGGTACCTCGGTCAGCCCGAGCATGGTCGCGGCAAGCACCCTGCCATGGCCCGCGATCAGTTCGCCGTCGTCGGCCACCATGCAGGGCACGGTCCAGCCGAACTTCGCCATGCTGGCGGCGATCTTCGCCACCTGGTCGTCACCGTGCATCTTGGCATTGCGGGCATAGGGGCGCAGCCGGGCAATCGGCCAGGACTCAACCTGGCTAGGCGCGAAGACGAGGTCCATGGGGCGGGGCTCGGGATGTGGGGGAGGTGAAATGAAAACCGCCCGCGAGGGGGTTCCTCCGGGCGCAATTCTTCGATGATCAAGGGGTAGGTCAATGGGGGCAGGTCTGTCAACCGGAAAAGTGAAGCGGATTCAACAGCTTCTAAGGCATTGGCTTTCCGGGGTGGCTTCCCGCCACCTGGCTTCCCCGGAGGTGGCTTCCTTGGCTTCCCGCCGGGAATCCACCCCGGCCAGATCGTGATTATGCAAACCGCTGATCTGACTCATGAATTTCGGCTCCGGGTCGCAAGGTGGCTTCCGCCTGGCTTCCCCGGTGAAAACGCCTCGCGCTAGCGAACCGCCGCGCTGCGCCCCCCCGCATACGTTCAGGGCCGGGGAGGAACCAGAGGAGGGGGGAGGTCAGACCAGTGGTAGGCTCAGAGGGGTAGCCAGACCTTAGATCATCGGCTTTCGGCGACGGTCGCCGCTTGTTCCCGGATGCAACGGCGTCTAACGTCCATCTGATAGAAATTGCAGGGCTTTCAGGCTGTTTGACCATGCGTTTCGAGTAGACTGGAGTGCTGCGCCGATTCGATCCCGGTGCAAGTGGGCGGAGGGAAGATGACGGTTCTGGAAGATATCAAGAATGGCGCTCAATTGCGCGGCGTCGTTCCGGGCCAGCCCGTCGAGGTTGTTTCTGTCGAGTGGATTGGGGATCAGGCAATAAACCTTGTCTATCGCGTGCCCGGTGGCGGTGTCGCTGAAACAACCCTGTATCGTGATGATCAGGCCAGAATTGAGATGGATTCCCGTGGTCGTGCATGGTCATTCGATGCGGATGGCGATCTTCTTCGCCTTGTAACCGAGGCCAATCGTATAAAGCTGGCGCATTATTTCGACCCCTATCTCGCTATTCATACCAGCCTGGTTGATCCGCTTCCTCACCAGATTTCTGCAGTCTACGGCGAAATGCTGCCGCGCCAGCCGTTGCGTTTTCTTCTCGCCGACGACCCCGGGGCCGGAAAGACGATCATGGCGGGACTGCTGATCAAGGAATTGATCGCCCGTAGCGATCTTGAACGCTGTCTGGTCGTTGCACCCGGTAGTCTGGTCGAACAGTGGCAAGATGAACTTGGGGAAAAGTTCGGGCTGGAGTTCGACATCTTGACCCGTGACATGATCGAAAACTCCCGGTCAGGAAATCCCTTCAGCGACCGCAATCGACTGATCGCTCGGCTTGATGTTCTAGCCCGGAATGAGGAACTGCAGGACAAGCTGGCACAGGCGGCGGAGTGGGATCTGATCATCTGTGACGAAGCTCACCGCATGTCCGCGACGTATTTCGGCGGTGAAGCCAAGTACACCAAACGGTATCGCGTTGGTCAGAAACTCGGGGAAGCCTGCCGTCACCTGCTGTTGATGTCGGCAACGCCGCACAATGGGCATGAGCAGGACTTCCAGCTGTTCATGGCGCTGCTGGATGGTGACCGGTTCGAGGGCCGGTTCCGTGATGGCGTGCATTACGCGGATACCGCCGACATGATGCGGCGCCTGACGAAAGAGGAGCTGCTGCGCTTCGACGGCCGCCCGCTATTCCCCGAGCGTCGCGCCTACACGGTCAAGTATGAGCTGTCGCCCGAAGAGGCCGCGCTCTACGCCGCTGTGACTGAGTACGTCCGCAACGAGATGAACCGGGTCCAGCGCTTCGCGGCCGAGGATGGCAAGAAACGGAATAACGTCGGCTTTGCCCTTCAAATCCTTCAGCGTCGTCTCGCATCGTCACCAGCCGCGATTTACCAGTCGCTGAAAAGGCGGCGCGAACGGCTTGAGGCAGAACTGGCCGAGGCGCGGCTGATGGTCCGCGGCAAGAGGTCCGGTTTCGATGTCCCTGATGTGCCGGATGATGCGCTGCAGAACCTTGAGGAACTTGGTCAGGACGAGATCGACGACATCGAGGACCGGATTTCCACGACCGCTACCACGGCAGAAACCGTCGATCAGCTCGCCCTTGAGGTCGAAACGCTGCAAGGCTTGGAGCGAATGGCGCTGGGCGTTCTCAGCTCCGGCCAGGACACCAAGTGGTCGCAGCTGAACCGCATCCTCGATGACGAGCTGATGGTCGACTCCCACGGCAACCGTCGGAAGCTCATCATCTTCACCGAGCCGAAGGACACACTCTACTACCTGCATGATCGTGTGAGGTCGCGCCTTGGTCGTGCTGATGCTGTCGAGGTGATCCATGGTGGCGTGTCCCGCGAGGATCGGAGGAAGATCGTCGAGCGCTTCATGCAGGACCGCGACATGCTGGTGTTGATAGCGAACGACGCGGCGGGTGAAGGTGTGAACCTCCAGCGTGGTCACCTGATGGTGAATTACGACCTCCCCTGGAACCCGAACAAGATTGAACAGCGGTTCGGTCGTATTCACCGGATTGGCCAGACCGAGGTCTGCCACCTTTGGAACCTCGTGGCGGCTGATACGCGTGAGGGCGAGGTCTATGCCCGGCTTCTGGAAAAGTTGGAGGCTGCGCGCGAGGCGCTGGGCGGGCGAGTCTACGACGTACTTGGCGAGTTGTTCGATGGCACGGCGCTGAAGGATCTGTTGTTCGAGGCCATCCAGTATGGCGAGCAGCCTGATGTGAAGGCCCGGCTGTTCCAGGCCGTCGATGGGGCCGTTGATCAGCAGCATCTGCTTGATCTGCTGGCACGCCGGGCGCTGACCAACGACACGATGCCAGCCGCCAAGGTGCAAGAAATCCGCATCGACATGGAGCGCGCTGAGGCCCAGCGCCTGCAGCCGCACCATATCCAGAGCTTCTTTGTCGAGGCGTTCAAGCGCCTCGGTGGTCAGATCAAGCCGCGGGAGGAGGGGCGGTGGGAGATCATTCATGTCCCAGTCAGCATCCGCGAACGTGACCGGCAGATTGGCACTGGCTCGCCAGTTCAGAAGAAGTATGAACGCATCTGCTTCGAGAAGGGCAAGGTGAACCAGCAGCCGGTGGCGACCTTCGTCTGTCCGGGCCACCCATTGCTGGAAGCTGTCATCAGCATCGTGCGCGAACAGCACGACCACCTGATGAGGCAAGGTGCCGTCATGGTCGATGAAACCGACCTTGGCCAGGACTTGTCGGCCATCTTCCTGCTGGAGCACAGCGTCCAGGACGGCCGCCCGACCAGTACCGGCAAACCTCACATCATCTCGGAAAAACTGCAGTTCGCCTCGATCGACAAGACAGGGAAAGCGGCCAATGCGGGGATCGCCCCACACCTTAACCTTCGCCCCGCCACGGCCGAGGAAATCGCACTGGTTTCCGACAAGCTGCACGAGGACTGGTTGCGGAACGATCTGGAAAAGGCTGCGATCCGCTTCGCTACCGTCGATCTGGCGCAGAGCCATGTGGCCGAAGTGAAGGCAAGACGCCTGCCCGAGATCGCCAAGGTCGAGCAGGAGGTGAAGGCCCGTCTCAAGAAGGAGATCAACTTCTGGGACAACCGGGCCGCCGAACTGCGCGAGGATGAAAAGGCCGGGAAGAAGACCCGCTTGAACTGGCAGAACGCCGAGCGCAGGGCCGAGGACTTGGCTGACCGCCTGAAACGCCGGATGGAGCTGCTGGAGAAGGAGCGCTTCATCTCTGCCCAGCCGCCGCGGGTGCGGGGTGGCATGGTCGTCGTGCCAAAAGGGGTGCTGCTGGCGAAGGCTGCCGCCGCAACTGGGGCCAAGCCCAGCGCCTTTGCCGAAGACCCGGAGGCTCGTCGGATCAGCGAGTTGAAGGCCATGGAAGCGGTCATCAAAGCCGAGCGGGCGCTGGGCAATGAGCCGCGCGATGTGTCGGCGCAGAAGGTAGGCTATGACATTGCCTCCTTCGATCCCCGCTCTGGCCATCTGCGCTTCATCGAGGTCAAGGGTCGCATCGACGGCGCCGATACCGTCATGCTGACCCGGCAAGAGATCATCACGTCCCTCCACGAACCGGGCAAATACATTCTGGCCATCGTGCAGATCGAGAGTGGCTACGCGCAAGAACCGCGGTATGTGCGGGGGGCGCTGTCGGACCATGAACCCTCGTTCGAACACACCGCCATACAATTCAATCTAAAACGCCTGCTCGAGCGGGCAGAGGGGCCGAAATGACTGCCACAATCAAGAATAACAATTCATCGGTCGTCTACTCCTTCGAGGGCAGGTGGGAGGAAGCTCTTCGCAAAGGGCAAGTTCGCGTATTCTTCAGAAAAAGACGACCAACAAAACTGCCTCGACGGATATTCTTCTACGTCGGTGTCCCTGTGAAAGCTATAATTGGCTTTGCGGAGGTTGAGGGCATTACCAGTATTAACCTGCGCGAGGCGGTTGAAATCCGAACCCTGGGTGCGATCACTGAAAATGAGCTGATAAGGTACGTAGGGCAGCTCGGTGAAGTTAATGCCATAAGGATCTCTGCGCCGACCCTCTTCGCTATACCTGCGGAGCTGTCCGTTCTGAAGCAACAGTTCTCCTTCAATCCGCCGCAGAGCTTTTCCATAATGGAGGAAGCCTTCGAGATGGCGCTCTTGGAGAAAGTCAAATGAAGAAACTGATTGAGGTCGCACTACCATTAGAGGCAATCAACAAAGCCTCCATTCGTGAAAAGTCTATCCGGCATGGTCATCCATCAACCTTGCACCTTTATTGGGCAAGACGTCCGTTGGCGGCTTGTCGGGCCGTTCTATTTGGGCAGTTGGTTGATGATCCGTCTAGCCATCCTGACCAATTCCCGACCCATGCTGATCAAGAACGCGAGAGGCAGCGGCTGTTTGCCATCATTGAGGACTTAGTGACTTGGGAGAACTCAACAAACGAAGAGGTCCTGGAGCGTGCGCGCGCGGAAATTCGGCGGTCCTGCGGCGGAGTGCTCCCGCCGGTCTATGACCCGTTCTCGGGTGGCGGGTCGATCCCGCTCGAGGCGCAGCGGCTTGGTCTGCCTGCGTACGGCTCTGACCTGAACCCGGTGGCGGTGATGATCGGTAAGGCGATGATCGAGATCCCGCCGAAATTTTTGGGGAAGAATCCAGTCCACCCCGGTGGAAAGGATCGAAACCAATATCGATTCGCGGAAGGAATCGCCGAAGATGTTGAATATTATGGGGAATTAATTCGACAAAGGGCTCTGGAGGAGCTTGGTGATTTATACCCCCCCGTTGAAATTCCTGTCGGCGTCAGCTCGTCCAGTACCAAGAAGCTCGGCAAGGTCATTGCCTGGATATGGGTCAGAACAGTGCCCAGTCCTGATCCCGCATTCTCTGACGTACAAGTGCCTCTGCTTTCGAGCTTTCTGCTCTCTTCAAAGAAAGGAAGCGAAGTTTGGATCGAGCCAATCATCGATCGTGTGTTGAAAACCATCGAATTCCGGATTCGAAGCGAAGGGACTAATTCGGAAAAGAAGGCCGCTGAATTGGGCGCAACATCCGGAAAGAGACAAGGTTTTCGCTGCCTGATTTCCGACTCTGCCATCACATACGACTACATTCGACGCATGGGCCAGGCTGGAAGAATGGGAGCCAGGTTGGTGGCAATTGTCGCGGACGGCGTACGCGGTCGAGTCTTCCTCTCCGCGAACGATCAACACGTTCGTGCAGCCGAAGTGCAACTGCCAGACTGGAAACCTTCACTGCAACTTCAAGGAAAGTCAAAGGTTAACGTCGGTAACTACGGAATTGAGAACTTTGGGCAGCTCTTTACCAACAGGCAGCTCACGTCATTGAATACTCTGTCGCGGCTTGTAAGAGAGATCCGCGCCGAGGTTGAGGCTGACGCGCGTCGGGCCAATCTATTGGAAGATGACGTGCCGCTGCGGAGTGGTGGGACTGGCTCTCGCGCTTACGCCGAAGCAATCAGTGTTTATTTGGCATTTGGTATCAGTCGATTGGCCGATATCTCGAATGCACACTGCAACTGGTCGCGCTCGGCTAATCAAGCGGTACACCTTTTTGGTCGCCAGGCGATTCCAATGGTGTGGGATTTTGCCGAGACGGGATTGTTTTCGGAAATGGCTGGTGATTATCGAACGTCGCTCTACAGCATCGTAAAGGCCCTGAACCGCTTTGCGCCTTCCGCAGTGGGTACGCAGCAGCAGTGTGATGCTCAATCAATGATTTATGCGGAGGGGGCTGTAATAAGCACGGATCCACCTTATTACGACAATATTGACTATGCTGACCTTTCAGATTTTTTCTACGAGTTTTTGAAGAAGAATGTTGGAGACATTTATCCGGAAATTTTCCAATCACTGGCAACCCCAAAAGCTGAAGAGCTTGTGGCTTCAGCCTCACGATATGGCAGCAAGGAAGCTGCGGAGCTTCATTTCTTGGATGGAATGAGGCAGGCAATAAAGGCTATGGCCGATCAATCCAGTCGTAATTTCCCGGCTGCAATTTACTATGCTTTTAAGCAAAGCGAAATTCAAGAGGAAGGTATTAGCTCTACCGGGTGGGCGACCTTCTTGGCCGCTGTGATTGAGGCTGGATATCAGATTGTTGGTACATGGCCTGTTAGGACCGAGCGTGACACCGGGCTGAAAGTCAGCATGAACGTTCTGGCCAATTCCGTAGTAATTGTTTGCAGGCGAAAGCAAGCGTCAGCTGACGTCATCACACGGGCCGAGTTCATCCGTGCCCTGAAACGCGAACTGCCTCCGGCCATCGCCGAGCTTCAGGCCGCCAACATTGCCCCGGCCGACATGCCGCAATCGGCCATCGGCCCCGGCATGGGCGTCTTCTCGCGCTACAAGTCGGTGCTGGAGTCCGACGACAGCCCGATGACGGTGAAGGCCGCGCTGCAACTGATCAACCGCGAGCTCGACGAATACCTCGGCGGCATCCAGGGCGAGTTCGACGCCGACACCCGCTTTGCCATCACCTGGTTCGAACAGAACGGGCTGAAGGCGGGCGACTATGGCACGGCGAACAACATCGCCACCGCGCGCGGCATCTCGGTCGAAAGCGTGAAGCATGCCGGGATCGTGGAAAGCGCCGCCGGTAAGGTGCGGATCCTGAAGCGTGACGAGATGGACGCCGAGTGGGAGCCAGATGCCGATGGTCACCTGACCGTCTGGGAATGCTGCCAGCATCTGGTGCGCCTGCACGAGAAATACGGGATCGGCTATGAGGCGGCGGTGATGCTGAAGAAGTTTGGCCCCAAGGCGGATGACGTGCGCGACCTCGCCTATGTGCTTTACAACATCTGCGAAAAGCGGGGCGACGCGAAGGAGGCGACCGCCTACAACGCGCTGATCGCGGACTGGACCGACCTGACCCGCGAAGCCGCCACCGCGCCGCTGACGAACCGCAGCGGTCAGATGAGATTTGAGGTTTAAGGGGTAGAGCCATGGCAAAAAGCACTCGCCAGTATGTGTTCGAGGGCATGGAATTGCTGCCCGAGGCGCTGATCCCCTTTGTCGAACGGCGGCTCGAGGCCTCGTTGCAGGGGCATTGGCAGGTTCAGGTTCTGGAGAAGATTCCGGGCCTGCGGCCGAACAGTCAGGGCAAGGTCGGTTGGGACCAGGCGGCGCTGCTGAACGCGATGGACCGCTTCTGGATGGAGGCGTTCAAGACGGTGCTGGGGCGGGCCGAGCGGTCGATCGTCAACGAGCTGGTCGATGTGCGCAACAAGCTGTCGCACAACGAGACCTTTACCTATGACGATGCCGAACGCGCGCTGGACAGCATGCGGCGGCTGATGGAGGCGATCAGCGCCTCGGACGTGGCCGACCAGCTGGGCAAGATGCGCGACACGATCCTGCGCACGAAGTTCACTGAATTGCAGCGCAACGAGGAGCGGAAGAAGAGCCAGCGCAGCGAGATTGCGGTGGACACGATGGCGGGTCTGTTGCCATGGCGCGAGGTGGTGGAGCCGCATAACGACGTGGCGACGGGCGAGTTCCAGCAGGCGGAATTCGCCGCCGACCTAGCCAAGGTCCACAACGGCAGTGCGCCTGCGGAATACCGAAACCCGACTGAGTTCTTCTCGCGTACCTATCTGACGTCGGGCCTGTCGACCCTGCTGATCGGCGCGGCCAAGCGGCTGTCGGGTACCGGCGGCGATCCGGTGGTGGAGTTGCAGACCAACTTCGGCGGCGGCAAGACCCACTCCATGCTGGCGCTGTACCACATGGCGGGCGGCACGCCGGTCGAGGATTTGCCGGGGCTGGACCAGCTTCTGTCCCGCGAAGGGTTGACCGTGCCGGGCAAGGTGAACCGGGCGGTGCTTGTGGGCACGTCCTATGGGCCATCGGATGCGGCGAAGCGACAGAAGGACTACGGTCGGCCGATCCGCACGACTTGGGGGGAGCTGGCGTACCAGCTTGGCGGCGAGGCGGGCTATGCGCTGGTGGCGGAGAATGACGCGAATGGCATCGCGCCGGGATCGAACTTGCTGGAAGAGCTGTTCCGGCAATGCGCGCCGTCGCTGATCCTGATCGACGAATGGGTCGCCTACCTGCGCCAGATCTACAAGGTCGAGGGTCTGCCCTCGGGGTCGTTCGACTCGAACCTGTCTTTCGTCCAGTCCTTGACCGAGGCCGTGAAGGCCAGCCCAGGCACGCTGCTGGTGGCGTCGCTGCCTGCGTCGCAGATCGAGGTCGGCGGGGAAGGGGGGCAGGAGGCGCTGTCGCGCCTGAAGCAGACCTTCAGCCGGGTCGAGACCGGCTGGCGCCCCGCCGACCAGGAGGAAAGCTACGAGATCGTCCGTCGGCGGCTGTTCAAGGAAATCCCGGGCGACAAGTTCCACCATCGCGACAACACGCTGAAGCAATTCGCGAAGATGTATCGCGACAGCCCGAACGAGTTTCCGCAGAACTGCGAGGGCGAGGATTATCGCCGGAAGCTGGAAAAGGCGTATCCGATCCATCCGGAGCTGTTTGACCAGCTCTACACCAGCTGGGGTTCACTGGAGAAGTTCCAGCGCACCCGTGGCGTGCTGCGCCTGATGGCTCAGGTGATCCACGAGCTGTGGATGAACAATGACCCCTCGGTTATGATCATGCCGGGCAGCGTGTCCATCAGCTCGGCGAGGGTCGAGCCGGAGCTGCTGCATTACCTCGACGTGTCATGGCAGTCGATCATCGCGGGCGATGTCGATGGGCCGAACTCGACGCCCTACCGGATCGACCAGTCAGCCCCGAACCTCAACCGCTACTCGGCCACCCGCCGTGTGGCCCGGGCGATCTTCATGGGAACTGCGCCGACCCATGGTCAGGACAACAAGGGCCTCGATGATCGCCAGATCAATCTGGGTGTAGTGCAGCCCGGTGAACGTCCTGCCATCTTCGGCGATGCCCTCCGCCGCCTCGCGAACAACGCGAGGTTCATGCATGGCGACCTGGGACGCTATTGGTATTCGATGTCGGCCAGCCTCAATCGGCTTGCGGCCGATCGGGCCGGACAGATCGAAGAGCCTCTGGTCCTTTTGGAAATCGACAAGGCGCTGGCGACCTACATCAACGGCTTGGGCGACCGCGGGCATTTCGACACCGTGCAGGTCGCGCCCAGCAGTTCCGCCGACGTTCCCGACGAAGCCGGTGGCGTTCGTGCCGTCGTGCTTGGCGTGGCCCATCCGCATACCGGGCGCGAGAATTCCGATGCGATGGCCGAGGCCAAGGACATACTTCTCCAGCGAGGCTCCACGCCGCGGGTCTATCGGAACATGCTCGTCTTCCTTGCGGCGGAGTCGCGCCAGCTCGATGGTCTGAAGGAGGCCATGCGGTCGTCCCTCGCTTGGGCGGGGATCGTCAAGGACACGGATCGGCTCAACCTTACGCAGCGCGACAGTGCGCTTGCCAAGGCCAAGGTTGCCGAGGCGGCCGAGACGGTGAAGACGCGGCTCAAGGAAACCTGGTGCTATCTCCTCTATCCAATGCAGGATGGCGCGCAGGCTGATGTCGAGTGGATCGCGTCGAAGGTTCCGGCGCAGGATGGGCTTCTTTCTCGTGCCAGCAAGAAGCTGGCCAGCGACGAAGGCCTGCTGCCAGAGCTTGGTCCTGCCCGCCTCGACCGCGAACTTCAGAAATACATTTGGAATGGCAAGGGCCATCTATCGCTCAGGGATCTCTGGGAGTACCTGAACCGGTATATCTACCTGCCGCGCGTCAAGGATCGGAACGTCTTGATTAAGGCCGTGCGAGCAGCCGTAGGCGCGATGGTGCCTGGTCCTTTCGCCTATGCGGAACGATGGGATGAGAAGAGCGGACGCTACATCGGCCTGGTCCTGCAGAATGCGGCAAACGCACCGGTGGTCATCGACTCCGACAGTGTGATCGTGAAGCCAGAGGTGGCCGAAAAGCAGGCTCTCGAAACCGCAGCGGCCTCTGCCGCGCCATCGGAATCTGTGCAAACACCGGTGAAAGCTGCGGCAGAACAGACCGGCCTAAAGCCAACGGCAGCTGTCGTGCAGCCCGAACGTGATCCGACCCGGTTCATCGGGACGGTCATGATTTCGGCAGATCGGCCAGCGCACGAAATGCGTCAGATCGTGGAGGCGATCATCGAGCAACTAACCGTGCTGCCTGGCAGTGAGGTCACTTTGAAGCTCGAGATCGATGCCGAAGTCCCGAATGGCCTCGACCGAAGCAAGGTGCGCACGTTGCTTGAGAATGCGAACACGCTTGGGTTCATAGACAAAGTGATCAAGTGAAAGGATGCGTGACGGTCATCGACCGTCACGCGATTTCCAAGGCCGCGCCTTCGGCATCGCCGCTGTGACCTCAACCTCCCGCAGCATCCCGCCCGCGATCAGCCCATCGCGGACCCAGCCCAGCGCCTGCCACCAGTCTTCATAGCCACGCCGGGCGGCTTCGATCTGTTGGGGGTGGGGGGAGAAGGTGACCGGGCAGGCGAGAATGTCGATGGTCTTCCATTTGGCACGGGCGCCCGCGCCTCGAACGCGGATACGCTCGAACCCCACAACGATGGCCCCCGCATGCGCGCCATGCTGGTTCTGCTTGAAGATGGTCGGCACGCAGCGAGGTACTGCTCCCGGCATCCAGTCCGGGGTCAGTCCAGCGCGGGCCAGTTCGGCCAAGCGGATCGCCATGCGCTTGCCACCGAGGTTGTCGGGGATCCCGGCGACAGTGGCGGCGATCACCTCGGCGTCCTCGTGGGTGTAGCCGCCGATCTTGTGCTGGCCGCCGTCGATCTTGCAGCCCAGCACGGCGCGCTGCAGCAGGACGTATTCCAGACCGAAGCCGAACCCTTCTTCGGTGATGTCCGGAGGCAGGGGCAGTTCCAGCTGCGCCTGTTCAACCCGGAACGCCCATTCCAGCGCGGCCTGCACGCCCAGCGCGCGCTTGATCCTGGTGCCGCTGACGCGGCTGTGGAAACTCATGGCTGCAATCCTTCAAGGAAATCCATCTGCGCCGGGCGCTGGGCAGCATCCGTCGGCCGCCAGATCCACGGGCCCGAGGCCATGGGCAGCTGCGAGAGAGCGCCACGCATGTGCCGCTGCCAGAGGGTGAACTCCGTTGCCGAGCAGGCGCAGAGCGCGTGCCCGATGGGCCAGCCCATCAGCCATCCGACGAAGAGCGGGTTCAGCCGTCGCCGCGACCGGCCCTTCAGGATCCGCCGCGAGACGGCGCGCCCATGCGAGGCAATCATCGAAGCCCAGAGCGGGCGCGAGATCGGGGCGTGTGGCGAGGACCGTCGCCCATCCGGGAAGGTCGCCGGGGCCGGGTGGGTGAAGCCCTGTTCCGCCCGGTAGTGCAGCAGATCCATCCGGGATTTGCCGTCGATGCGGGTGATGCTGGCCTCTGAACTGCCCTTCCAGTTCTGGGCGGCCGGGGTGGGCCAGTGGTTCGGCAGGGCCTTTGCGATGCCCAGCGCCAGCGCCTCGGCCTTGCGGGTGAAGTCGCTGTTCCCGGCCGGGTTGTAACGGCCGGTGCCGGGGTGCAGGCTCATCGGTGTGGGCCAGGATGAAGATGCGGAGCCGCTCATGCGGCGCGCCGACCTCTGCCGCCGAGAACAAGCTTGCCGCAGGCGTGTAGCCCAGTCCCCAAAGCTCTCGCAGGACGGTTTCGAGGCCGAGGGTGACGTGACCGGCGACGTTTTCGAGGAAGACCCATTCCGGGCGGCATTCGCCGATGACACGGGCGACTTCGGGCCAGAGGTGCCGGGGATCGTCGGCGCCACCGCGTTTTCCGGCCGCGCTGAAGGGCTGGCAGGGATATCCGGCGAGGACGGCATCGAAGGCGCCGCGGAAGGGCCTGGCGTCGAAGCTGCGCAGATCGGTCCAGATCGGGGCCGGGGCGAAGTATCCGGCTGCTTGCGCTGCGATGAGCACCGCCCTTGGCCAGTCCTCCCATTCGACGAAGGCGCGGGTGTGATAGCCGGGCTCGGCGAGCATGAGGCCCAGATCAAGGCCTCCGCCGCCTGCGCAGAGGGACAATCCGTGCCGGGGACGTGACACCATGCCATTCACCGCACCCCGCGCTCGCGCAGGCGTTTCGGCGTCACCAGCCCTCGGGCCAGCATGGCGTCGCGCATCGTGTTGCTGATCGCGCTGACCGGCAGGTAGCGGTCGGAGTTGACCAGCTCGGCGTAGAAGGCGGGCAGGTCGGTGATCGGCTTCACGGCCGGGGCAGGGGGTGCCTTGGGCTTCCGGCGCTTCCGGCCCACATCCTCGACCTTGCGCTGGGCGGCGCGCTGCATGGTGCGATCCAGCGCCTTCGGCCCATCGGGCGGTTCCGGGTGCTCCTGGCGGGAGGCTTCGGCCGCAGCGATGATCTCGGCCTCGGTCAGGCCCAGTTCGTCGCGCCAGCGCTGGACGTGCAGCCGGGGCGGCCGGCCTTGCCACCAGCCGGGCAGGGCGGCGGGGTCGAGGCCCAGCGCGTCGAGCAGATCCCCGAAAACCTCATCGGAAATCGCCTCGCGCGCTTGCGCGCCCTCCTCCTTTACTGGTTTACTTAGAGGTTCCCTTACAGTGTTAGTGTCCGGATTCCGGACACGGCTTTCGGGATTTTCCGGACACGGGTCGGCCTGAAAATCGGACACGGCTTCCGCGTCATCCCCGTGTCCGAAATCCGGACACGGCAGGGCGTCGGCCGTGGCATCCGGGGGCGAACCCTCTGCCATGTCGGCGATTTCCGCAGCGCCGTCATCCCCGTGTCCGATTTCCGGACACGGCACCACAGCCACAGGTGTGAAGCCCGGCTCAAACCCCAGGATGTAGCGAGTCGGCAGCTGGCGCTTGGTGACAGGATCGAGCCGAGGCACGCGCCGCAGCAGGCCCACGGTCTCCAGCTGGCCCAGGTGATCGTTCAGCGTGGACCGGCTGATCTCGCAGTCATGCGCCAGCCGGTCCTGCGAGGGAAAGCAGCCGTAGTCGGGGTTGAACCGGTCGCAGAGGTGCCAGAGCACGATCTTGGTCGTGGGCTTCAACCCGCGCTGCTTGATGGCCCAGTTGGTGGCCTCGTGGCTCATGGCGCAGGCCTCCGCGGGGCAGCGGCGATGCGCGTGGTGAAGCCGTGATCGGCCAGCGCGCCCAGCGCATCGTCGAGGCTGCGCACCAGCGCCCAGCCGAACCCCTGCGCCTGTACCGCGTCGCGAAACGCCTCCTGCTCCGGCCGCAGCCGCCCCTTCGGTGCCTTCAGTTCGAGGAAGAGGACGCGGCCCTCGCACAGGACCATCAGATCGGCGAACCCGGCATGGACGCCCATGCCGACAAGGATCGCCTGGCGCCGGGCCCCGCGGGGCCCAGCTTCGGTCACCTCGTTGGCGCAGTGATGGACGATGGCGGTGCGGGGCAGGGCCATGCGCAGCGCCTGCACGACGGCTCGCTGGAGATCGGCCTCGGGGGTGCCACGGCGCATCATCGCACGGCCCTTTCCTGATCTTCGCGCTGGGCGCGCCGCACCGGCCGCCGCGCGTCCACGACGACAAGCAGGCGCTGGGCATCGGCACGTTCGCCCGGAGTCTCGCCATGCTGGACGAGCACGTTGCAGGCGAGCCGGATCAGGAGATCGCTGTGATGCGCGACATCGGCGATCACGGCGCGCGCCTCGGCCACGCGGTCGGCGGGCCAGGCGGAACTGTAGGGCTGGATCGTCATGACCGCCCCCGCGTCTTGCGCACCGGATGGGCCTGCTCCTGCGACCGGATCCATTCCTGGATGGCGGCGCGGCGATAGAAGGTCTTTCGACCTATGCGTGTGCAGGGCGGCCCCTGGCGGCGGGCTTCCCACCGGGACAGCGTATCGGCCGTCAGGCCCAGCGCCCGGGCCAACTGCTCCCGGCTGATCCAGTCAGCCAGCAGGTCGGGGATGTCTTCGTCGAGATCGGTCTGGATGTCCTTCATGGGCTGCTCCGTTGGCCTTTCGCCCCTCTGGCGGGGGCTGGGGCAGCGAAGCAGAGCGCGAGGGCCGGAAGACAGGCGGAAGGTGGAATTGCAGACCACCACCCGGTTCCACCCCTTGTTTCATTGAGGTTTACGCCTTGAGGCTCGCTAGGGTCACCGCTGGAAGGCGTCTCGGGAACCGTCATCCGAGCCGGTTCCGGGCGGCGATCCATGCGCCAGCGTTACCACTCTCTCCGGGGCGGGCCGATTGAGCGGTGTTGGGACGGATTCGCCGGTTCTGTCGGGGCCGGAATTGCCGGAATGGGTCGTTCCGGTCGCGTTCCGGAGGCGCTCGACGATATCCACCGAAACTCTGCCGACGATGGTCGAAGCGCACGGGATGCCTGTTGCAGACTCGCCCGTCGGCTGAGTAGATTCGTCGTTGAGCAGTCCATAAGAATCGAAAAGACGAACGCAGTCGGATGCGCACGCCGGTCACGGTGTGCCTCTGGCTTACAGGCGGTTTTCCTCGACGACGTGCTCTGAACCCCAGTACGCCCACGTGCTCGGCACGGCGGGTCATTTGTAACCTGCATGCCGACGGCCCTGGCCGAAGGATGCTGCATGTCTGAAAGGAGTTTCCCGATGCCACTGCCCCCCGTCGCATTCTTCTCGATCTACGAAATCGCCGTGCGCTGGGGTTGCCCCCCGGCCGATGTGGCGGGCTGGGCAGCGGCAGGGCATCTGCATGTAGTGGCGGGCATTCCGCCCGTCCTCTGCGGCGAGGAGACGGTTGCCGGAATGGTCCAGGTGCCGATGGCGGAACTGATGGGGATGTTCCGGCGAATGGGTCCGAGCGATGAGCAGGCCAGGCTCAGGCGGGTCATGCCGCTCGGCAGCAAGACCTGGCTTACGATCACCGATCCGGCCGAGGGGGTGCTGGTCCGGTCTTCCGACCTGCTGCTGGATTCCGGAACGCTGCAGGCCTTCGAAGAGGAACGCGATCTGCTGCGGCGCCCGGCTTCAACCATCGGGGCCAGCCCGCGCTACGATTGGGACGCGATGTACGCGTGGCTGACGTGGTTCCTGTTCGAAAAGGGCGTACCCGATACCCAGACCGCGCTGGTCACGCTGGTGCAGGACTGGTTCGTTCAGAACTCGAAGTCGGGCGAAGTGCCGGATGAAAGCACCATCCGCAAGCGGCTGTCCTCGCTCTGGCGCAGGTTGCGCGGCGAGGATGCCGCGTGACGGTCAGGCCGATTTCGGCAGGTCGGCCTCCTCCTGCGCCGCGTCATGCACAAGGCGCGGCCGCGGGCGCAGGAGGCTGGCCACAGTGTCGACGCCCGCGCGCAGGGGGGAATCCATAAGGTGTGCGTAGCGCTGCGTGGTCTGCATCTGGCTGTGGCCCAAGAGCTTGCCGATCATTTCCAGCGACGCACCGCCACTGACCAGCAGCGAGGCGAAGGTGTGGCGCAGGTCATGGATACGGACGTCGGCCAGCCCGGCGTCCTTCTGGACCTTGGCCCAGAAGCGGCGGATTTCCCGCACCGGCTGGCCGACCGTGTCGCCGGGGAACAGCCACTGGTTGCCGCGTGGCACCACCTGCTGGCGCAACCGTACGATGGCCGCCACGTCCTGCGAAATCGGGACGCGGTGAATCTTGCGCTGCTTGGTGGTCGAGGCGGGTTTCGACCAGATGGCGTAGTCGAGGTTGAACTGTTCAAACCGCGCCGTCCGAACCTCGCCCACCCGGGCGCCGGTCAGCATGCACATGCGGATGATCGCCGCGGCGCGCTGATCCTCGGCGGCATCCAGCACAGCCGCCAGCCGGGTCAGTTCCTCTGGTGACAGGAACCGTTCACGGGCGTGTTCGATGCGCCGATGGAACCCCTGCGCGGGGTTGTCTGTCCGCCATTCCCATTCCACGGCCAGTGTGAACATCTTGCGCAGCACCTCGCCCATCCGGTTGGCGCGGATCGGCGTGGGCTTGTGACCCTGCAGTTTCCGGGCGCGATTGTTGGGCTTCTGCTTGCAGGGGCGGGGGCGGCCCTCAGCCACGAAATCGAGGAACTTGGCCACGTCGGACTTGGTGATTTCCGTCACCAGACGGGTGCCCCAGGCCGGTTCCAGCATCTTCTTCAGCATCGAGACCTGGTCGCCCGCATTGGTCTTGGCGAGTTTCGGCAGATGTTCGGCGATGTATCGGTCGATCATGTCCGTGACGCGCGGTGCCCCGCGCCACTCGTCGCGCGCGGCCAGAGGATCCTGTCCCTCATCAATGGCGCGGCGCAGTTCCTTGGCGCGTTCGCGGGCGGCCGTGACGCTCCACTCCGGCCAGCGCCCGATGGTCATCCGCCGCTGCCGCCCGGCATACCGGTAGTCGATGGTGAAGGTCCGCGCGCCCGAGGCCTGCACCCGGGCGGCGAAGCCGATCACCTCCGTGTCGAAGATCTGATAGCTGACGCCGGGCTTCGGTTCCGCCTCGCGCAGAGTCTTCTCATTCAGTTTCAGTCTCTTGACCATCCATTCCGCCTCCTTGCCCGACGACACAGGCGTAGACCCGCGCCGCTATCAAGTCGGACCACGGGGCAGGGACCGGAATACAGGCGGAAGGTGGAATTGACGGCAAGGAGCGATTCCGGGCTGGAAGTACGAGGGATTGGGTGAAGTGGCCCAGCAAGCATGGCGTGTACCTTTCGGAAACATAACAGCGCCTGCGCGGACGGTTTGATCATGGTCAGCGCCTTTTGGCAGCGGTCGGTGATGGCCCCAGATCCGCACTGACCTTCGGCGACGGCGCACAAACCGGCCGGAGACTATGGCCAGAGCGAGTTTGCTGTTGGCATTCACCCGGTGTCGGGGCAAGGTGCCAGCAACAGCTTGAAACGCGTGTCGCAGCGCGGGGTTTGGTCTTTGATTCGAACCCCAAAAGAAGATTATGGAAGACCGGCCATGGCCCTAGAAGATGACGTTCCACTTTCCAAACCGACGCCGGTGTCGGTGGACCTTCTCGATTTCGACCGGGAGAATCCGCGTTTCACTCCGGATAAGGAACCGGAGAACACGTCCGACCAGGCCATCATTATCCAACTGAATCGTACTGCCGATTTGGGCGAATTGATCCAATCACTTGGCTTCAATGGCTACATCGGCATCGAACCGATGATCGTCTATGCGGCGAATGACCGACTTGTGGTGTTGGAGGGCAACCGTCGCTTGGCAGCGATCAAATGCCTCCGGGACAAAGCTCTTGCGAAAGAATGCGGAGTTTCGACACCGGATACCCTAGCGGATGAGGTTTTGGCTTCGTTCCAAAAGATCTTGGTCTACCGCGTCGCGGACAAAGACGGGGCGAAGAACCTTATCGGGTTCAAGCATATCAACGGCCCTCAGTCATGGGATGCATATGCCAAGGCCCTATTTGCCCAGCGCTGGCTTGACACCGAACGAGCGAAGCCCGACGGTCTTTCGTTGTCCGATATTGCTTCGCGGATGGGGGACAAGCATGACACTCTTCTGCGAATGGTCACGGCCGCCTACGTGATACGCCAGGCAGAAAGCGCGGGGATCTATGATCTCGACGAGCGCACCAAGAAGTCTTTCAGCTTTTCCCATCTCTACACGGCGCTTTCCTATACAGAGTTCACGACATATCTCGGAATGGAGCGCCCCGCCCGAACATCTGACCCGATTGTGGATCCGGTCCCGCCTGCAAAGGTGGAGGAGCTGCGACGGCTCTTGAAGTGGCTTTACGGTTCAAAGCGAGATGGCGTTGATCCGGTAATTCAAACCCAAGCCAAAGATTTGAACCGTCTCAAGGCAGTGATTGCGCACCCAGCCGCTCTACGGGAACTGACCGAGCGCGGCAATTTGGAGGACGCGGTGGTAACCGCAACTCCGCGCTCGAGTTTGTTCGCTTCGAATATCGTGGCATCGGCTGCAACCCTGAAAGTCAGCCTCGAGACGGCCGCGGACTATGACCCCGAGGCCCAACCGGAACTTCTTGAATTTGCCCAAAGCTGCTCGGTTCGCGCCGACTCGATCCTCGCGGTGATGGAGCGAAAGATCTCGAAGGCAGAGAAGAAGTAAAATGGCGTTGCTCGTATTGCCCGCATCAAATGCGGCGGCGGACGTTCAGCTTGACTGGTTGGAACTGCGCGCATTTTTCGATGAATTCGGCAAGGCTCGCCTCGACGAGCTTTCGGGGGGGCGACGCACCTTGGAGGAAGAGCAACCTGAAGATATCGCCGAATTCGACGTTGCCGACGACGCGTTCCGCTCCGAAATCGAAACCGAACTTGAAAATCGCAAGAAGAGCCTCGGTGCTGCCTATCCCTTCGATATGACCGATGATGGAGAAGAGATCGGGTTCACTGTCCCGACGGACAGTGAGAACGCTTGCTTCTATCTTCTTTGCTTGATTGCTTCTCACATTTCCAAGTCGCCGATACTCACTACCCCTCCAGCGGGAGATATCCTGACGCGGTTCCGGAACCGGGTGTACCAAGTTATGGGAACCCTTGCCGTGGCCGGTCACGCCGGCGGACCGGCGATCAGTCTGGGCTTTCCAAGGGAAACGAAGGAAAGCATCCTGGACGCGTTGCGGCGGGCGGAAAGTTGGGGCATCGGGCTGGCACCGAGGGACAAGCCTGGACGACACGCGAATCCGCAAGCCAAAGATGGCGGAATAGATGTGATCGGATGGCCATTCCAAGATCGCCCGCCCCCGTCGGCGATCTGGTTCGGCCAACTAGCTTCGGGTCACAACTGGCTTGAGAAACCGGCAAACCTTGAATATCGGCAATTCATCAACGACTTCTTCGATGACATTGGGACCGGACAGCACAATTTTGTGACGCTAATTCCGTTTAGAGTGGTTGATGATCTTCTCTGGAACCAAGCGTCAAACAAGCACGGCCATGTCTGCGAAAGGTGCACAACTCCGAAACACGCGCTGGCCGGAATCTCCTTGGCAAAGCAGGGCATGCCCATGGACGAAGCGGGGAATGTAGCCCAGATCACCAATTGGCTCGCAGATTACCGCGTCTTTGCCTTGGCGGCCTAGAAAGACCGAACTAGGACTTCCTTCTCCTTGCGCGTGGTCCTGAGGCTGTAGTTCACGGAAATGGTCTCGATCCGGCGCTGCGCATACAGTTTGTGAATCAGGGGATGGTTGTCGTAAGTGAGAATCCAATTCGGGAATGTCCCTCCCTGTAGCATATCGGCAAGGGCGCTATGTTTGGCCTCGTTCATCGCGTTGAGGTAGAGGCGCGACCCGACTTGCACATAAGGCGGATCGACGAAGATCAGACAGTCCCTAAGGGGTAACCGAGTTCTGGACCTCGCCATGAAGGCTAAAGCGTCTTCATTCGTCAAATGGACTCGATCCCGCATTGTTCCGAGCCAGCGAATCCGTGACGACATGCTGTCCCGATACCAACGAGCGTCGATCTTCCAGCGCCCGGTCTGGGTGTAGCCGCCGATCGGACCTGCGCCCAAAATGATCCCAGACCTGCTCGTTCGGTTCACGAAATACGTCGCAAAGCCCAATTCGAATGAATAATTTTTGAAGTTATCGGCGTTCTGGACCAGATCGATTGATCTGTACCATTCCTCCATGTCGACCTTCGCGCTCCGCAATCGGTCCAGAAAGCGGTCTGTTTCGATCAACATCGCCCGCCAGGCCGAATAGATCCGGATGTCCGCATCGTTCAAATGGATTACATGCGCGATGCCGGACTTCAGGAGATTAACAGCCGCACCGGCACCCCCGCAGAACGGCTCAGCGTAGTGCCTTTCGGTCGCGTCGATCTCGGAAAGTTTGGCGGCAAGATAGCCGGTCAGGAAGCCCTTGCCCCCCGGATAACGAAAGGGAGAAGCCATATCCTGAACGTGCGGCCTCTCGTAGGCCGATAGGTCCAGACTGCCTCCCACTTCCATACCGACCATGATCCTACGCCATTGACTCGTGGATGGTTATATGCAAGGCGTCCGCAGAAGGCCACCGCGAAGTTGCCGATTGACTGAAATCCTTGCTTGTCAATAGCTTCTGCTAGGCCCATCAGGGATCGCTCTCCGCGCTGCTGTCGCGAAGAGAAGGCCAGCTAAGGACGCGCAGGAGGTGTACCAGCGTGATCCGCTCAACAAGTCTGCCCATGACGTTGGTCGCAAGTTGGCCTCTGGTACTATTCTCGGGGAGGGGCGGCTTTCGGTAGTCACTGCTCATCTTCCGTGAACTCGTTGCAGTCAGCCAGTACGGCTGCGCTGTCAGAGTTGACGCGAGCGTCAAACGGCACCGCCGTCAGACGGCTTTCCGCCCTTCGCAGTTTGATGGTCTGTCGTGTTGGGAAACATCGCTTGTCAACGCCTGGTCAACCCGTGAACGCAGTTTTGGTGACGGTTTGATCCGCCGAGCGTCGGTGAGAGTCGGTGAGCACCGACAAAATCATGCGTCATTTCAAAAGCTTGTCAGTTAACCAATTGAAATCAAGAGATTTCGAGTAACCGTATGTTGCGGCTCATAACCTGAAGGCCGCAGGTTCAAATCCTGCCCCCGCAACCACCCTAACCGAACCGCCAAAAGGCCCCGCGTCCGCGGGGCCTTTGGCGTTCTGAGCAAGCCCGATCAGCGCCGTCAGCGC